TCTTAAAGGTTATAGACAGTTTGCTGAAAGTTTTCAAGTCCAAGAAGAATCCGATGATATCATAGATGTAGAACAACTTAAAGAAAAATTTGTTCGTAAAATATTTGATGGGCGTTTGGAAAAAGCGTTGCCATACGTTCACAAAGCTTATAAAAATAAACTTACTCAGAATGAAAATCAATACGTCCAGGAGTTTGAAAATTGGGCAGACACTGCTGTAAGTTCTAGTGATAACATATTATCAGATGTAGATGCTAAAAAACTTAGCACGTTAATGCAGAATCCAATTGCAGTTGGTTTAGATGGGGTAGATGCAATTGGTGCCATAAATAGTATCATTGATGATGAGGGCTTGCATAATCAGTTTGTTGAACTAAGTAAAATGCAGGGTGTCGACGCCGATGCCAGACCAGTTATTGCCAACTGGGCAAAAGAAAATGGTATACCGTTAGAAATCGAGCCAGAACCTGCCACTACTAACGACAATGGCGCTACACCTCCATTGCCTACCGCACAGGATAGCAATGAAGTCAACTCGTCAGTCACTGAAATAAAACGGCTAGCAGGGCTGTAAACTTTTTTTACCAAAATAATTGATTTTCGCTTTATAAACGTGTAACATACGTGCATTGAAGATAAATAAGTTTGTTACACACATAGTGTGTGTATCTAGGCAAATTTTTAAGACCATCTTATATAAAGGAAAATCATTATGGCACTTTCATTAGCAGAAATCAGAGCAAGGCTACAAGCAGCAGACAATCGCGGTAGCAACAACAATAATTCATCATACGACAACGCAGTATATCCACTGTGGAATATTGATGAAGGAACAACATCGAAACTACGCTTTCTACCTGACGGCGATCAGAACAATTCGTTTTTCTGGGTAGAACGTGCAATGATCAAGTTGCCCTTCTTCGGTATTAAGGGACAGAGTGATAGCAAGCCTGTAACTGTTCAAGTTCCATGCATGGAAATGTATGGAAAAGATGTAGCATGTCCAATTTTGACTGAAGTCCGTCCATGGTTTAAGGATCCAGAACTTGAACAACAAGGGCGCAAATATTGGAAAAAGAAAAGCTATATCTTTCAAGGCTTTGTAAGAGAAAATCCCTTGTCAGATGACAAAACTCCTGAGAACCCTATTCGTAGGTTTATTATCAGTCCGCAAATTTTCACACTAGTTCGATCAGCCCTCATTGATCCTGAGTTGGAAAACTTACCAACAGATTATGATGCAGGTCTGGATTTTATTGTCGCTAAAACTAGCAAAGGTGGATATGCTGATTATAGCACTAGCAAGTGGGCACGTAAGGAAACATCTTTAACTTCCGCTGAACGTGCGGCAATTGAAGAACATGGGTTATTTAAGTTATCAGATTTCTTACCAAAGAAACCTGGCGAAGTTGAACTTAAGGTAATTAAGGAAATGTTCGAGGCTAGTGTTAACGGGGAAGCTTATGACGGAGATCGTTGGGGCCAGTATTTCAAGCCATCAGGTTTGAATATTTCATCATCTGAGAATGCTCAGAATAAAGCACCTACTACTCAAGTAACAAGACAATCCTCGGCGCAAACAGTTAAAGAATCTGCTCCATGGGAAGGAGAAGATGACGATAACGATGCTGTAGCAGTAGCAACAGCCCCAGTAGTAGTGCCAGCTAAGGCAAGCAGTCAACGAGCCGAAGATATTCTTGCGATGATCCGTAGTCGCCAGAAATAAATTAAATCTTAATATACCCGTAGTCATTGAATGTGGCTACGGGTATAATTTATTACAATATTAGGGAATAATTATGACTAAAAAACTATCTAAACTTTTTAAAGTTGACGAATCGATAACTATTAATCGTTATGATAATGGATTCATGATCGATGTTGGTGGCAAAGATTTGCATTCTGAATACAAAAGGGTAAAATTGCTATGTTCAACAGAGGAAGAATTATTTGAAATAATCAAAGAATTCAATTCAATGGAAAAGGATGAGTAATGGTAAAACCATTTGACGTTTCAAAATTTAGAAAAAGTATCACAAAAAGCATTGACGGCGTAAGTATTGGATTTAATGACCCTACTGACTGGATTAGCACTGGTAGTTATGCTCTAAACTATCTTATCAGTGGAAACTTTCATAAGGGCATTCCATTAGGTAAAGTAACAGTTTTCGCCGGTGAATCTGGAAGTGGTAAATCTTTTCTTTGCAGTGGCAATCTAGTAAGAAACGCACAACAGCAAGGCATCTATGTTATTCTCATTGATACAGAGAATGCTCTTGATGAAAGTTGGCTACATGCTCTAGGTGTAGACACTAGCGAAGATAAGCTACTAAAACTCAACATGGCAATGATTGATGATGTGGCCAAGTTGATCAGTGAGTTTGTCAAAGAATACCGTGTTATGCCAGAAGATCAGCGTCCAAAAGTTCTATTTGTATTGGACAGTATTGGTATGCTATTGACTCCGACTGATGTAAATCAATTTGAGAGTGGCGATCTTAAAGGTGACATGGGTCGTAAGCCCAAAGCACTAACTGCCTTGGTTCGTAACTGCGTCAACATGTTTGGTGACTTGAATATTGGGCTAGTGGCAACCAATCACACCTATGCAAGTCAGGATATGTTTGACCCAGATGATAAGATCAGTGGTGGTCAAGGTTTCATCTATGCTAGTAGCATTGTGGTGGCTATGAAAAAGTTGAAGTTGAAGGAAGACGACGACGGCAACAAGATCAGTGAAGTGCGTGGTATTCGTAGTTCATGTAAGATTATGAAGACACGTTATTCAAAGCCTTTTGAAAGTGTGCAGGTTAAGATTCCTTACGAAACAGGTCTAAACCCCTATAGTGGACTAGTAGATTTGTTTGAGGGCAAAGGTTTATTGCAAAAAGATGGTAACAGTCTTAAATACACTTTAGACGATGGTACTGTTATTAAGCAATTCCGCAAAGCATGGGAACGTAACGACAACGGAAGCCTTGACAAGGTCATGCTTAACTTTAATCAAAGTATCAGACGTCAGACTACTAAACAGGACGATGAGGTAACCGATGAGAATTGACATACTAAGTGAAACATATCTTACACTAAAACAATATATTCCCAGCAAAGATCGGCAAGAAGCAGCAGACTCAGTAATGAGTATCCTTGTGGATATGCTTAATGATGCTGAACTTGCAGAGTTTAGCGAATCAGATTCCTATCTCATGCGTGCACATAAAGAGTATGCAGGCGATTTTGAGGATGAAGAAGAACAAGATTACGACGAGTAAGTAAATGTGGTATAACAAAGTAGTAGATGATATTGGAAATATCCCAGACTTTATCAGTTACTATGAAAAAGAATTAGAGTCTGCACAGCGTGAGTGTAAGATTACTGGTTCTGTTGAACGCAGCATTGCTTCTTTGCCTGGTATAACTGAACATAGGTTCAATCAATTGCAGGAAATAGAAGCAGTGTTGAATTATCTTAACATACAGTTAAAACGTATTAGAAGACGACATTTTCAGAAATACCTTGAAAGTTATAACAGGGTATTAACTAGCAGAGATGCTGAAAAATATACTGATGGTGAAGAAGAAGTCATAAGTTATGAAACATTAATTAACAGTGTTGCTCTACTGCGTAATAAATACCTAGGAATACTTAAAGGACTTGAGAGTAAAAATTTTATGCAAGGCCATTTAGTACGTTTAAAAACGGCTGGGATGGAAGATTACACAGTTTGATTGTCTAACCAAAGCACATACACTATTAGATGAATGGTACAGCATGCGTGATCGCATGGCCTGTACCTTTGTCTTAGATATAGCCGAGCATAAATACCTAATAGATAGGCTTGCATATGTTCTCCGCTACAACATGTATTTTTCTGTGGATTATTCGTGTCTCGAAAAAAATTGCAGTGATTTTGAGTATGCTCTTCAAATATATAAAAGCAAAGTTTATCAAGACCTTATTGCAGGACTTAACAAAGGTAAATAGTCATTATGCGTGAATTAATTAAAATAATTGATCTATTAGAAAGTCGTGGTCTGGGTGCCCGTAAAACGGGCGAAGAATTTGTAAGTAAGACTAATCCCGAAGACAAAATTTATGTTGATTCTGTAGAGTTCTATCCTAAGAATAGACCGCAGTACGATAACTATGAGCAAATGTCCACGGAACTAAAAAGCCTAGTTAACATTCCTAATGCCACAGTCGAACTGTTAGGCAATTTTAGTCAGAAAGATTTGGCTTTTGGTATAGCAGTTTTCAATCGACCTGATGGTACTAAACTTGCCTATGTTAAACCCTATAGGTATGTAAAGCCAGATCCTACAGAGAATCAATGGGAAAACCAGACTGGTATACCAGGATATCGTTATAATAGTCGTGCGGCTGCTAAAACACAAGCGGGTATGACCCCACAAGATGTGCTCACTACCGCCGACAATTTGTCTCCTGCCGATATAGTTAATCAAATAGCAACTAAATTTGGGCAAGATAGTCCCTTGACTGCAGTGGCTGCAAGTATTGCACAAGGACAAAAATTACCAATAACTGTGCCTGCTGATAAATCATTAAGTTTTACAGCATTTAGGGATTATTTTAGTGAAATGTTGCATCCTATAGCATTGATTACTGGAGTGTTCGATGGCAATGCAGGTGATGCTGCCAGAAGATTTCTTGGTGTGGACGGATTCACAGGTTGTACAATTTATTTTGGCACTGATAAGACAGAAGGACTGAGTGATAGTTTATTGGTCAGTGATGACGGTAAAAAGATCAAGATAAGCAGCAAGGGTAGTAAAGGGGCAGAAGCCAGTGCAAAGAACATAATGGATGCGGTTGAGGAATTAAAAATCTCTGATCCCAAAATATACAATAGACATATAGATACCATCGAATTGGTGCGTGAAATCAAACAAGGCGGACAAGCGGGTGCACCACTTGCTTTGGGAGTCAAATTTGGTATTATTGATGAAGAAGATATTGATACAATACGTCAATTGAGAAACATTGCTCCCATGCCACTTGAACAAGGAATGTCTTTGGGTAGTGATAAATTGCAAAAATTAATTGCTGGTAGAAAGACAGATAACCCAGCAAGTGTAAACATGTTCTATCATGCAACGGCTGCTGTGGCCCACAAAGTTGCAGAATATGTAAATGAAAAAACGAACTTTAGTAAAGCAGCTAGTGAAATACTGAATAACGGCGCACTAATACAAGTATATACTAAAGCAGCGGACCGAGGTAGCGAATGGGAACTACAAAGTTTTGGCACTGTATGGCCTAGTGACACTGTCACTGGAGTCAAGTTTAGTGCAAGTAAGACATATTATAGCACTGGAATTAAGGGTAACTTTACGTTCAAAATTCTACGTGGCAATGCGAAGGATGTCGAAGATGAACGTTCAACAGAACCTGTGCTTGAACCCAAGCCTATAGCAGCACCTAATGTTGTAACAGGTAAGAGGGTAGAAATAAAGCCTAGAGATAATAAAACAGTCAATATTGGTAGAGAAAAAAGATAATCCTCTTGACAAACTTTATATAGTATACTAAAATGTCCTTTATTTAAAGGACATTTATGTTTGAAACAATTGAAATACGCCGTGTAGAAAACGGCTTTGTGCTGGTTATTCAAACCGAAGATGGTGTCAAAGAGTACGTTTATGACACCTCTAGAAAAGCTCTACGTGTAATCAAAGAATATTTAGAATCTAAACAAAATGGGGAATGACAGTGTCATTGCCAACATTGTTGATAACTAACCGACATCAGGATTATACAGGTGGTGGAAATTATGTAATGCTTATTTTAAATATTTTAAAAAAGTATTACAAGATATATGTTGATAGTAATGTAAATTATTACACAAATCCACAAACCCCCTGGTTCATGAATTCTGATGAAGTGCATTTATATCAAAAAAACATTGATATAGATCTGCATTTATATGCAGATTACAATGGTTGGACTGCTCCTCTTGGTAAGCGTAATGTACAAATAGTTTACTACCCATTAAATAAGAAAGTTTTGGGATGGAATAAATTTTTTGTGTTAAATAAATTCTGTTTAACTGCAATTCAAAATTTATACACTGGACAGGCGCATATAATCACGCCTTATATTAAACAAGATAATTTTTATATATCTCAAAAAAAGAATCAACTTATTAATATTGGTCATTACTTTATTGAGGCAGATGGGCATTCTAAGAATCAACATTATGTCATTGAGTGGTTCAAACAGCAAGATCAATTTGACAGCCTAATTTTACATGGTAAGTTGACACATACAGATTACTATCATTTATTAGAAGATCTAATAGATGATGATGGCAGAATTAAATTAAAATTTAATAGACCACAGAATGAGATAGCATTTGATCTGTCAGAATCTAAAGCATTAATTCATGCCATGGGGTATGGTAGAACCAACCCTGCACAGACCGAGCACTTTGGTCTTGTTGCAGTAGAGGCATTGTTGAGTGGATGTCAACCAATTGTTCATAATTCAGGTGGTTGCAAAGATATACCTGGCGTTATCAAATTTGATGAATTTACTGATATATCATCAATATCATGTGATCCTATTAAATTGAGACTACTTGGTGAACAGTTTAATGAAAAATTAACAGAACAGCAACTATTAGAGGCATTGAATGAATAAATTGAATTTAGGATGTGGCGATGATTATAGAATCGATTACATAAACGTTGACATCGGTGAATGTAGAAAGGATGTTGACCATAATTTAGAAGAAGTTCCTTATCCTTTTGATAATGATCAATTTGACGAAATTTTGATGCAACAAAGTATTGAACATATATCTAGAGAAAATTTCCCAAAACTAGTTGAAGAACTATATCGAATTACTCGTCCAGGTGGTAAGATATTTATATCTGCGCCATACTATTTGAGTAGGAATGCATACACTGATTTTACCCATAAAAATTTCATGACAGAAGAAAGCTTTTCGTATTTCGACCCTAGACACCCCTTGTTCAAATTAGGTAAAATTTATGGGTGCACTGCGAAGTTTAAAGTAGATGTAAAATTGGATAGGGATCGTCTTCATCCTGAAACAAATATTTTTTATAATTTAGAGGTTATTAAATAAAATATGAAAAAGACAGCGTTCATAACAGGGATAACAGGGCAAGATGGTCCATACTTAGCCAGATTTTTATTAGAAAAAAACTACAAAGTCTACGGACTAATGCGTAGATATTCAAATCCCAATATAGATAATTTGAAGTTTTTGAGTATTGATCGCGATATTGAACTGGTCACTGGGGATATTACTGATGAAAATTCTATGAATCATTTAATTAAGACTATACGTCCAATAGAATTTTATAATCTCGCAGCACAAAGTTTTGTAGGACTAAGTTGGGAACTTAATAAGTTAACTACCGAAGTAAATGCATTAGGTCCATTGAATATTTTAAATGCAATCAGAACACATAGTCCAAATACAAAATATTACCAAGCAAGCACTAGTGAGATGTTTGGTAATAGTAATGTAAACAAACAATGTGAAACTACTGCATTTAAACCAAGAAGTCCATACGGGGTTTCTAAGTTATATGCCCATTGGATGACAGTTAATTTTCGAGAAAGTTATAGTCTACATGCTAGTAATGGAATTTTATTTAATCATGAAAGTCCACTTAGGGGAATAGAGTTTGTAACTAGGAAAATTACAGATGGGGTTGCAAAAATTAAATTGGGGTTAGCAACTAATATTGTTTTGGGGAATTTAGATTCAAGACGTGATTGGGGGTATGCTAGAG